CCACCTCAAGGAGGACATGGAGCAGATATTTATAGAGAACTTGGTGCAACAAATGTTTTAGTTTATTCTAGAATTGAAAATGATGCAGAAAATCCAGATTTTGTGACGGGCAATCAAATTGCTAGAGTTGGAATTGTACAAAATCCAAAAGCATTTAATTCTAGTTTAGTTTTATCAACAGATAAAGCAAGTTCTGTTTATGCACTAAAGTTGACAGGAATTGGGTATAGCATTACAACATTTACATCAGATTCAAGAATAACTCAAACAATTGGAACTGGTGAGACTGCAGTAGGGAGAGTTGTATCATATGACCAAAATACCGGTGTTTTGAAATATTGGCAGGATAGAAATTTAGTTGGATTTAACACTGATGGATCGCAGAATAATACTCCAACATATGGTTTTACCCTAAACAGATTTACCGCATCTCCCGCAGCTGGAGGATCGCTTAATATCGTAGGTGGTTCAATAACTCTAGGTATAGATACAAACTTTACAGGTGTTACTACCACAATAAATAGTAGGACATATAATCTTGGACAGCCATTTACAAATGGTGTATCAAATCCAGAGGTTGAAAAGTATTCTGGAAACATTGTTTATGTTGACAATAGACCTTCAATTACAAGGTCAATAAATCAAAAAGAAGATATCAAAGTTATTTTGCAATTCTAAAGAATCATGCCCCAAGAAACAAATCTCAATGTCTCTCCATATTTTGACGATTTTGCTCCACTAAACAATTATCATAAGGTTTTATTTAAGCCTGGGTATCCTGTACAAGCTCGTGAATTAAACACGGTACAGAGTACTTTTCAAAATCAAATTGAATCTTTTGCTGGACATATTTTCAAAGAGGGTGCAAAAGTTGTTGGTGGTGATGTAAGTTATAACCCAAATGCTACTGTAGTCGTTTTACAAAATGACTATTTGGGGTTGGATATTGAAAGATATCTTCCATTTTTAGATGCAACTATAATACGTGGTAGGACTAGTGGTGTAAGAGCATCAGTTTATACGTATATTCCAAAAAGTCAATCTGACATTGGGCAACATTCATTATATGTTGATTATATTTCTTCTGGTGAAGTTGATGGAAATCAAGTAGATTTCTTCATTGACGGTGAAGTATTGGAAGTAGAAGATTCTATTTTTATAGATGATCTCGGTCTTGAAGGTGAACAAGAATATCAAACAACGTTACAATCTGGCCAAGGATTTGCAATTACAGAACCAACTGGTTCATATGCAACATCCGGTATTGTTTACTTAAATGCGGGCATTTATTTTATAAGAGGATATTTTATTGAGGTTCCAGATGAGTATCTTATATTAGATCAATATACAAATAATTCAAGTTATCGAGTTGGTTTATCAGTATTTGAAGAACTTATTACTTCTTATGATGATGATCTGCTAAATGACAACTCAAATGGATTTTCAAATTATGCTGCGCCTGGGGCCGATAGATTACGCATAACTGTAACATTATCCAAAATTCCTATTGGAAATCCAGACCAAAAGAACTTTATTGAGTTGATGGAAATTATCAATGGAGTTCAAACTTCTACAGTTGAAACTACAGAATATAGTTCTATTTCTGAAGAATTTGCGAATAGAACATATGATGAGTCTGGAGACTATTATGTAAAATCTCCAAATGTAGAATCTAAAGACACATTAAATGATCTTAAAGGAAATAATGGACTTTTTACTGAAGGATCTATAACTCCAACAGGAAATAATCCAACAGATAATCTTGGAACATATGTCATATCTCCATTAAAAGCTTATGTTAAGGGATATGAAATAGAAACTGTATCTCCAGTATTGTTGGATTATGAAAAGCCAAGAACAACAAAAACTTTAGAAAATCAAAGTGTAAATTATTATACTGGACCAACATATACCTTAAATCGAGTATATGGATCCCCATCGATTGGCATATCAACCTCATACATTGTAAGTCTTAGAGATAGTAGAGTAGGATCATCTCAGACGACTGCATCTGGAAAGGAAATTGGACTTGCTAGAGTCTATGATTTTGCGCTTGAATCTGGTTCATATAGTACAACACTACCAGATTCTAATGAATGGGATATTGCACTTTATGATATTCAAACATATACGGAAATTTTATTAAACGAACCAATTACATTATCAACGCCAGCATACATTAAAGGAAACTCCAGTGGTGCTTTTGGATATTTGAGATATGATGTAAGCAATTCGGGAATTATTACTGCATATTCAACTCAAGGTGAATTTGCTATTGGGGAAAGTTTTACTATCAATGGTGATGAGAATACTAGAGTTTCAACTGCAATAACATCATTTACAACAAAGGATGTTAAATCTTTATATGGTGTAGTTGGAACTGCTAATACATTTACTGCAGATACAAAACTTAGTGAGAAGTACAGAATACTATTCGTAGATATTACAGCAGCATCTGGCGGAATCAGTACAGTAAGCACGTCTGATTTTACCTTTACTGGAAATGTAAGGATTGGAGATATTGTATCTTACACAAAACCCGGAGATACAGTAAAGACATTTTCAAAAATTTCTTCAGTATCTACAAATCAAATAACGATAGTTGCAACAGAAACAGTATCTGGCATTTGTGAAGGATCTTTGCCGGTTTCTGGAATAAATCCATCAGACTTTAAAGTATTATCACCCAGTTTGCAACCATCTGCTGATGATACTTTATATACAAAATTACCAAAGGAATTTGTTTCATCTGTAGATTTAACAAATGCAGATTTAACAATTAGAAAACAATTTTCAATATCAGTTTCATCAAATTCCACTGGTGTAGTCACTGCCGGGGAAAATGAAACTTTCTTGCCCTTTGATGAAGAAAGGTATGTTTTAATTCTTGACGATGGATCTACTGAAGAATTAACTCCCGATAAATTTGTTTTCACATCTGGTTCTAGAGAACTTCAGATTAATGGACTTTCTGGAAGTGGTCCTGGAAGACTTATTGCAACTCTAAGAAAAACTAATGTAAAGAATAGAGTAAAAAATAAGAATAGAGTAAAAATTATTGTAGTAGATAAATCAAAAACTCCCGGATCTGGAATAGGTGGTACGACTTTAAATGATGGTTTGACTTATGGAAACTATCCATACGGAACAAGAGTTCAAGATAGTGAAATCTGCCTATTAGAACCAGATGTAAATAAAATATATGGAATATTCCAATCCAACGACACGTTAGATCCAGATACTCCAACAATTACTTTTTCTGTTATAAATGGACCAACAAATAAAACAAATGATTTGTTAGTTGGGGAAGAATTTGTTGGACAAGATAGTGATACGGTCGGTATCTATATTGAAAGAATCAACGACTTAAAGATTGGATATATTGGACTTAATAATTCATCATTTATTGATGGGGAAATTGTCACATTTAAAGAATCTGGCATTACTGCAGTAATATCATCTACAGATGTCGGTGATTCTAATGTTACGTCTAATTTTGGTTTCAATGATAATCAAAAAAATACTATTTACGATTACTCTAAAATTATAAGAAAACCCGGAGTCAAAGAACCAAATAAAAAATTAAAAATCATATACGAATATTCGAGTTATTTAGATTCTGATGATGGAGATATTACTACCGCAAGTTCATATAATCAATTTGATTTTTGTAGTATTAAATTCTATCAAGGAATAAGAAATACTGATATTATTGATCTGAGACCTAGAGTTGACCCGTACTCCGTATCAGAAGGTTCAAGATCTCCGTTTGAGTTTTTAGCTAGATCGTTCACATCAACAGGAAATTCTGCAACGAATGTCTTAGCATCTGACGAGTCATTCCTAGTAAATTATAGTTTTTATCTACCAAGAATAGACAGAATTTTCCTTACAAAAGATGGAACATTCCAATTAACTTTAGGAGAACCATCGGAAGTTCCAAGTCCACCACTAGGAAGTGAAGATGCAATAACTATTGCTACAGCATATTTACCACCTTATCTTTGCGACTCTTCTGATGCCACTTTATCACTCTCCGAGTATAGAAGATATCGCATGTCCGATATCAGAAAACTTGAAAGTAGAATTGAAAATCTAGAATATTATACTTCACTAAACCTTCTAGAAATGGATGTTTCTAGTTTACAAATTAGAGACACTTCTGGAATTTCTAGATTTAAATCAGGTTTCTTTGTAGATAATTTTACAAGCACTATCAATCAAAAGAAAAGTTCTGTTGTTAAAAATTCAATAGATCCAAAAAATAGTGAATTGAGACCAACTCACTTTACAACTTCACTTGATTTAGAATTAGCATATCAAAATACAACAAATATTGATAGAAAATTTGAAACTAATTTGGTCGCATCTGGAATTAGAAGAACTGGACAATTGGTTACTTTGGATTATGAAGAGGTTCAAGAAATTACTCAACCATATGCAACAAGATCTCAAGCTATAGCAGCATTTACCAGTACATATTATAATGGAAAAATAAAATTATATCCATCTTCAGATGTGTGGATTGATCAGACTAGAGTAAGTGCAAAAACACTAGAGGTTGAAGGAAATTACACCCAAACTTTAGTCCAATCTGGATTAGATTTACAGACTGGTTTTGGACCAGTTACATGGGGATCATGGGAAACAATTTGGAGTGGTGTTGCAGAAACTACAGAATATGTTACTAATGAGATTGATTATTTCTATGGAGATGTTCTAGAAACATATGATACTTATAGAGATCCTGCTGGTGGAGGGGCTCAGGTCAAATCGATCCCAATGAATCCCACCGGTGGTGGTCCAATTAGAACACCTAGAAAGTCATCACCAAATTCTTTAGTTATTGAACAAGATTTAGAAGTAAAGACTTATACTGGAACCAAAACAAGAACTGGAACTAGAAAAGTTTTAAGACAGCAATTTGATAACAATTCATTTGGAGATTCTGTTTTAAGCACTAAAGTTTTACCTTACATGAGATCCAGAAATATTGAATTTACTGGAAATGCATTTAAACCATCTACAAGATTATATCCATTCTTTGATGGAATCGACATGTCCAAATATGTCGTTCCAAAATTACTTGAAATACAAATGATTTCTGGAACATTCCAAGTTGGTGAGACTGTATTTGGCTCAATGAGACTTGCAAATACAACAATTCCACCAATTAAATTTAGAGTTGCTCAATCTAATCACAAATATGGACCATACAATGCACCAACGGATACTTTTGCAATAAATCCATACACAAAATCAACCATTCAATCCACCTATTCAGCAACTTCATCAATTCTGAATATCGATACTTACAGCCTTTCAAATAATTCTCAGGGTGATTATTTTGGATTTATTCAAGCAACAGGTCCTGGAGTAGATGGTCAGGGTGTATATGTTCTTAAGGGTCAAACTAGTGGAGCAATTGCATATGTAACTGATTTAAGACTTGTTGTGGATAATATTGGAACAGTAATTGGTTCTTTACATATAACTCCCGGAAGTGATAATGCTTTAGGATATGGTCCAAAATTTGAATCAGGAACTAAATCATTTAAGTTAACAAATAGTGCTAATAATAGTGGAGTTCAGGGTTTAGTGCTTACAAGTGGACAAGAAAACTTCTATGCTCAGGGTACTATCAATACAGTTCAGGAAAATATTATTTCTGTTAGAAATGGAAAAATTGATACTGGTAGCATTATAGAATCTGAAGAACAATCTAAAACTGAAATTACTGTTATTAGTGAAAGGATTGATGATATTCCAGTTTACACAGCAATTCCACCTCAAAATACTGGAGGATCTCCTTCGGCACCAACTCCTGTTGGACCAAATCCCGTTCAACCGCCAGTATCACCTCCTCCCCCACCACCAACTCCAACAGTTGTTATTAATCAGTTGGGATCAAGAATGGGAGCTAATGCTGCTGAAAGATTAAGAGATGCTGCACGAGAAGCTGGTTTAAGTCAAACTAGAATTAACAAAATTGAACAAGGAATGCCTAATGATGTTGCTAGACGAATTACGCAATCCGCT